GGCCCGGCGTCCGGGATTTTCTTCAGCTCTTCGGGCGTGCCGAACATCTTTTTGCCCATGAAACCGCCGAGGGCATCCCCGCCCTGACTGCCCAGGTAGCCACCGATCAACCCGCCGATGATCGTGCCAATCACCGGCACCGCCGAACCGATCGCCGCACCGGCGGCAGCACCGGCCAGCGTGCCCGCCAAACCACCGGCGGCTGCGCCGTAACCCTCGGCCTTCTCGTCCTGAGTCTCGGCGTTTTCGTAGGTGTCGTAGGCTTTCATGCCGGCATCGATCACCGCGACCACGGCCGCACCCTTGACCACGGATCCGACGCTTGGCCCTTTGTAGCCGCTTTTCACGCCCTTGCCACCCTTACCGCCCTTGCCCTTTTTGCCATCGCCGCCGGCATCGAGGTCGCCGGCATCCAAGCCGCCGCCCATACCGCCGGCGCCCATATTGGTCACGATCACCTTTTGCGGAATGTTGGGATTACCCATCAGCGAGCCACGGCCGATGTTCATCAAACCTTTGGCCATCTTGAGACCGCTCATCGCCGTAGACAGACCAATCAAGCCAGCCGTGGCCAGCCCGATACCCGTCACCAGTCGCGGCGACTCGTCGGCCAGTTTGGCCAGACCAGTCGCCACCGAGCCAATCCCGTCAACCACCTTGTCCGTTACCGGGCGCATGGCATCGCCGATCGCGCGCATCGAGTCGTCAAGGCTCTGCACCATTTCCGACTGCTTTTGCGCCGAGGACTGCCGGCGTTCTTCCAGGTTCTTATCCAGAATCCCGGTTGCGCTGGCCGACTCCTTTTTCAGGCTGTCGTACAGATCCTTGTTCTGCATGTACGCGGTCAAGGCGCCCTTGACCTGCATATCGACGAACAGGTCGCCCGTTCGCAACGCCGACTCCAGCGAGGCGATCATGGCCTTGGCTTTCTCCGGATCGGCTTGCTCGCTGATCGCGGCCGTGGCCTTGGCCATTTCGGCGGCCTTCTTGGGGTCGGTCGCTTCAATGTATTTTTGGGCCAGCGCAAAGCTCGATTCCAGAGTGGACTTGCCATTCTGCAGCCCGGTATTCATCGACCCTTGATAGTCGATACCGGCCTTTTTGTAGGCCGCGACGGTTTCGCCGGAGCCGATTTTCTCCATCCAGTTTTTTAGGTTGTTGGCCGCCTCGTCCGAGCCGCCGGCAGTCTTCATCTGCACTTGCAGCATCGACCCCAGTTGCGTCACCGAGTCCATACCGGTAATGCCCAGCTTGCCCATCCCCGCGAGCAGTTCCGGGAACCAGCGCGCCATGTCGGCCGCCTCAAAGCTACCCGCCTGACCTTGATAGGCGATCGCTTCAAGTGCCTTTTGCATCATCGCCGGGTCGGTGATCTTGGCGTTCTGCCCCAGGGCGTTGATCATCCGCGCGGTTTCAGTACCGTCCGAACCCTGACCCACGGCGAACTTCGCCGCCGTCGGCGCGTAAGACATGGCCTTGTCCAGCTCCATGCCGGCGCCCACCAGGGCGTTGACCACCTCGGCCACCTGATTGCGCGCCATGCCGGTATCGCGTGACGTGTCGATCACGGTCTTGGACAGCGCTGCCTCTTCCGGCGTGTTGGCAATGTTGGCCTTGATCGCGATGTCACGAATGATCGCGCCATAGTCCGCGCTGATCTTGGCCGGAATGGCCATAGCTGCTGAGGCTGCCGCAGCTTGGCCGATGCTGCTCTTCATCTGCTGCTTGCCGGCGTCGAGCTGCATGTGCCCCTTGGCTTTCAGCTCGGCCCCGCGCGCCGTCCTGCCCATCTGAGTGTAAGCCTTGCTCAGATTGCGGACTTCGACGCCTTCCTTCTTCAGCGCGGCCAGGTTGGCTTCCAGCTTCTTGCGCAGGGCGTCAGCACCCTTCTCGCCCGCCAAATGCGCCTTGCGCCATTCGTCACGCAGACGCATGGTGTCGCCAATGGTCTTTTCGAGAACCCGGGCGCGCTTGCCGGTGTCCTCCAATTTCTTGATGCGGCCGGTGACGTCCTTGAACGCCGCTCCCACCGTGGAACTGACCGCCCCGCCAATGACCAGCCCGAGCGCAAGTTTATTGCTCATATGCGTGCCCTATCTTGCTCAGTCGAAAGCGGCTCAATCCCTGAGCCACCACAGCATCCGGTCAAAGGGCATGGCCTCGATCTCGGCGGCAGAGAAACCCGTCTCTCTCGCCAAGGTCTTGGCCGCCACCCGTTGGGTCTCGGCGTTAAAGCTCATCCTCTTCGACCAAGCGAAAATAGCCGGCCTGCAGGCGGTTGTAGTTGCGCGTGGTCAGGGCCGCAATCTCCGGCTCGGTCGCCTGCAACAGGCTGCAAAACATGCTGATTTCGAGCTGTTCATAGTCACCCTTCGCACCCGCCGAAGCGGCGCGCTGATCGCGCACGGTCGGCGCGCGCATGGTCACTTTGTCGACCTTCACGCCGCCGAAATCGGCGGCCCCCTTCAAGGTGATCACCACGCTGTCGTCATTGACGAGCAACCAGGACGGGACTTTCTTTTCTTCGTTTTCTTGAGTCATTTTCTAATTCCTTACATGCCCAGGGCCGAACGTTCGGCAGCCAGCTGGTCGACGCCATCCACCACAAAAATCATGGCGAGCGGATCAACCTCGAACATCACACGCCCGTCGATCTCGAGCTTGTAATAGGTGATCTTTACGCCGTGCTTGATTTCACCCACGGTCGACGGTTTCCAGTCGCCCATGTCCACCTCTTTCACACCGCCGCGCATGGTGACGATCACAGGCGTCACGCGGCCTTTCAGATCTGCGAAGGCGCCACGGAACACCAGATTGGCGGTGGTCTGGTCAGCCAGACCAAAGAACTTCAACGCCTCGCGGCGCACGCCGTTGGTGGTAAAGGCCGACTCGATTTTTTCCAGGCCCACCGCGAACTCGATCGGGGCGAACATGCCGCCGCCTTGGTAGTCCTCGACTTTCTGGGTCAGCTTGGGCAGCGTCAGGGTTGGCACGTCGCCGGAGAAACTGACGCCGTCGACAAACAGGTTCATGTTCTTCAGAACTTGAGGAATCATTGATAAGCCCCCTTAGGCTTCAAGCACTTCGGTCAGCCACTCATTAGTGACCTCGATCATGAAATTCGGGTTTTCCGCCGGCGGCACGTCGGTGAAGCGGATGCGCCAATACACTTTGCCCTGCTCGATCTGGCTGGCCGTGTTCAGCTCGGTGTCCGCGTACACCTCAAAGTTGATGATCGCGCCGGCGTTCTTCTGGTCGCGCATGAACGCTTGCAGGCCTTCGGTCACGTCCTTGACGTAGGTCTTGGTGATCGAGCGGTCGACCGCCCACTTGTGCCCGGCCTGAATCGCATCCATCAGGATGTCGCAGGTACGCACGCGGGTGACGAACGCCCATTTCGAATCGCTCGACAGCGTGCGGTTGCCCCACAGGCGATAACCGCCGTCGCGAATGATCGTGGTGATATTGGCGTTGTTGAGCAGGTTGGCCCGGCAAGTCGCGTCGCCGTCCAGGTACTCGACCGGGCGCGAGGTGCCGGTGATGCCGACAAACTCCTTGTTCGACGGCGAGGCCCAATAGCCGTAAGTCTCGTCAGTCCAGGCGAACAACCCCGCGACCCACGCCGAACCCGGCGCGTCGATCGTCGCATTGGTGACCGTGTCCCAGAACTGCACACCCGGATCGACCAGATATAGGCGCTTGCTGCCGAAGTTTTCGGCGTACTCAATGACCGCTTCGTCGGTCGTGTTCGGCCCGTCGATGATCGCGATCGCGCGCAGCTTGCCGGCCAACGCATCCATGGCCGTCGCAATCGCCTGAGTCGCCGAATGCTTCGGGGAGATCAGCAGCTTGGGCTGCGCGTTGTGCTTGCTCTTGCCATCGAGCAGCGCTTGCAGGCCGGTACGCTGACCCGAGGCCAACACGCCGCCGATGATCGCCGAGGTTTGCAGCGCGGCGTCTTCCAGCTTGGGCACGCCGATGGCGACGATCACCGCCTTGGCACGCACATAGATCGCCTGACAGGCCTTAGTGATCGCCGAGTCAGCACCGAAGGCGGCGATCGCCTCGCGCTCGGTCGTGATCAGCATCAGCTCGCCGGCCTTGGCCGTGCCGCCGCCGAGAACGCCGGGGGTGAAGGTGTCGCACAGACCAATGATCGAGGACGACGGCAGCGAGATAGTGCGCGCACCGGTATCAATCAGCGTGGTCGTGACGCCGTGAAAAA